GTTCGATTGTTCCGCTAACGACTGCCCACTACACTCCAAGTGACTAGAGATAGATTTTCGCGTTAGGTTGACTTAACATTGTTTGTTTCTGGGTTTTTCACAACTGGTGATTGGTCCAATGGCTGTAGCAATGCTTCTTTTAACCATTGGTAATGCTAGCTTTCCCAGGTGGTAGCTACCATTCATTCGTTGCTTACTTTATTTAAACATATAATTGCCGGACTGCGGCTGTGCTACTGTGTACACTACAGTTTTTCCATATCAATTTCCATGGTTGCAGGTTGGCGCCAAGTCTCACACCTCGTGCTTGGTCTCGTCTGCTGGGCCTTGTACCCCATCAGAGGGGGTACGCTCTTGTTTGAAACAATTATTCAGTGATGTATGCTCCTGAGTACATTATACACCCTGTTAGTGTGGTTGATGTACCAGTCATTTGTATACGATCTCCTGGCTCATTACGCTTAACTGTAAAGCATATAACCTGGCTCACGCCGGTGGCTGAGATGATATTGTACTTCACACTCAAAGTTCCTGACGATGATCCGGTTGTGACTAGCGTTGGGCTTAGCAACGCCAATCCTGTGCCAGAAAAGTCGAGAGTTATGAGCATGGGTTTTGCGGTGTTTAACTGTAATAGGTTGTATTGCACCCATGATATTGGGGTTTGACCAGATATTACCGTTGGTTTCGCGTCTCCAAAGTACAAAGCTGTTCCTGATGAGTTAAAAGACAACTCACCTGCACCGATTTGTGCAAATTGTGGGTTGTGCAATTTGATCGTGTATTCCACGAATATCTCACCTAGCTGGCTTGAGCTATTTGCGTTCATGGCTGTCATCACATTCAACTTTCCATAATCATAAGTGTTGAGTGTACCTGTGGTCAACTCTCCAACTCTTACGTACCGTTTACCGTTGGTGCACTTTACTGGTAGGACCATGTCTTCCCATGGCGCTTCTTCAACATTTGGTATAATGGAGAAGTGCTCAACTCTACTGTACGGTGCGTCGGCTGTCGGGTCATATTGATACGACAAGCTAACGCGTCCACGTTCAGACGTTGCTGCTGCGCTGACAAAAGTGTACACCAACTTAACGAACTCATATTGCTCGTAATTTACGGCAATTTCACTTAACCATGGAAAATTTGATAATCCTGGGTTAACGGTATGAGACACGATGCGTGTGGTTGTGGATGCCAATACCGGAGAAACGTATTCTCGATGGGTGATTGTTGTCACACCATCTCGTGATGACGTTTTCGGTTTGGACAGGCGCACTGTTTTGCTTATAGCTACTGGTGCATTTGATATTGTGTTGTTTGACTTAAACTTTAATTGTTTCTTGTTTCCTCTTTTCATTGTGGGACTGGGGGTCTCTGCGATTAATTTCTTGTTAGTGATTGAATTAATCATCTGGCCATTTTGCTGTATTCGGTTGCGCTGGTTAAGCCGCGCCCGAGCCCTACTTACTGCTGATTTCCTCTGTATTGGTGGTGCTAGGCTGCCTCGAAATCTGGTACCCGTGGGGTTCCGTTCTTGTGCTCGCATTATCTTCGACGTTGCCTTAACCGCCAACGCCGCGATAGCCCTCTTCGGACCACCACCAATGTTCTCCCTAAAGAACTTGTCATCAGCCGCATTTCTTGCTTTGCTGTTTGTAGGGTGTGCATAAGCACCATCATGCCTCTTGCATGTTGCATCGAATTCATCGTCTGCTGGTACTGTGCTCTTAACGCTTTGCTGATATTTACCAGCTGACCATCCTGGTCCACAATATTTACCGTGATATCTAATTGACATTTTATGTTGTTGGATTTGGGAATCCTGTAATCGGTTGACTATAACTCAAAATGTGTGACTGTGTTATAATCAGCCGGCACAATTTTGCTATAATCTATTTGGTAGTTGTCAAATTTATTCTCATAGGCTCGTTGCTCATCTGGTGTAAACCCAAATGCTAACCAAAAAGAATACCTCGATACGGTGGTGGGTTCAGCATATGAATGCTTCATGTTCCGTGCCAACATGGCCATGCCAGTCTGCATGGCACCATGTTCATCCACCTTCGTCTGTTTGTTTGACTGTTTGTCATACATGCGATAGAATGATTGCATCATTGGTACTCCACTTGTCAAGCTTAGCCCACATTGTCCAATTGCCTTAAACCAAACCCTTGCAGAGTTTTCGTTGTTTACTGGCAACACTGTCATTGTGTCTTTCGCTAGTGCTGTACGTATGTTTCGTACCATGGTGTAACCATTTGATGTTTCAATGGGGTGCATTTGACAAAATTCAATTTGTTCTAGTTCAGTAACTGGTGTTTCCACGGTCATTCTGAACCCAAATTCCACAAACCAACTATCGAAATTAACCATCAATTTGGCTAAATCGCGCTGTTCGCAGAAAATGACGCAATCATCTCCATTGTTTATGAGCTTGATGGCAACGTCTCTTTCTTGAGCATATGTCCACACCAGACCGCACATTAACAGTACGTTGCCCAATGCGGTGTTCATATCCCCCGAAAACCTTCTACCTTCCACTTCATATTTCAATTTCCCATCACTACAATATCCTCGCCCTTTATTAGCTATTTGCCACTTGAGCAATTTTGCCAATTCAGGGGAATTGAATATGTTGTTGTATGTTGAGTGTTCCCACCGTAACGCTGACGGAGAGCAATGCATGTCAAACTTTACAGCATCTATTGGTACTGCCACCGGGTTGTCAAATGATTTCCATTTCCCAGCTACAATTCTCCCAATTTGTTCTACGTTATATCCTTTCATTACTGTGGGTCCATCCCCAAAAATCCCAGCTATGGCCTTATATATCCTGTGTTCCACTGCTTTGATGTATTTACCAACCACCAAATTATACCGTGGATCTCGCGGTTGTATGCACCTGGGTGCCTTGCCGGGCTTTCCTTTTTCTACCTTTACAAATGCCACACTAACGGCATCGTCTCGATTTACAGATTTAGTACATAGGGACTTAAAAGCGTTCTCGTAAATGGTGCGTTTTCGGCCGGTATATGTATCCACTACTTCTTGTAGCGTTAACACGGAAGGACTGCCAACATTTCTGATTACCTTATTTCTAAACTTATTAAGTCGTTTGTACGTCGATTCTTGAACCACTGGTGGTTCGACGAATTGACCGTCTATCTTACAATAGTACATTCTTTCCAACAATGCACATTCTAGAGTATTTATATCACCATTGAATATTCCCAGACCCATGTCAGGTGATAGCCCCTCTAGATGGACATATGACCGGGTTTTCGCTCCGCCTGGATAGCGTTTTGTGATGAGGCGCGGATGCGTCAGTGAACTCTTAACTGACACCCCATCAACGCGCACCAGGCGTCCTCAGTCAACTAGCAACGGTCGTGAAACCATTGCATGTTGCCGAGTTGCGTCGGGTCTTAACCCCAACGGTGTATCAAATGATTGATCCATTGTGTTAAGTCGACCTCCGTCTTGCATACTGTTGTTGTAACCAGAGCAGTTGTTCCATATCCAGCGTATGTAACTCAAGTTCCCGTTGTAATCCTCTGGTGCATAAAATCTAGCAACTCTATTGCGAGCGGCACGACTGTGTCTCCAGTCGTTTGCGTAAATTTCGGCATCGTTTGGTAAGAAAACTGCTTCGATTGCTATTGGTAGGGTTCGCACAGAATCTGTAATACTCAAACCGTGTTCGGCCATTGCATCTTTGATCATTTTCCGTGCTACTTTCTCGTTTGCTGGGTCTCGAGTTCGCCAATCTATGGACATTTTTACTTGAGCCACTAGTGCCTTCGTAAAATTGTTTCGTTGACGATACATCACCCGACGGTGGTTGGTCACCCTGGTTTTGTCTTGGATATAAATAGACGTGGGATTCTTGATGTTGCCATCACTTTCCTTGAATCCAACCGTGGATGTTTGCGACGATGCACTATCTACAATCGCATCCTGATTGTTTTGTGGTTTGAGGTATGAAAAGAATCTCTTTATAAATTCCAAATTCTCAATCTGTTGTAGTTGCTCGCGCGTTTTGAACATATCCGGAACATTTGGGTCTGCTGCAACACTTAGCAGTCTCTGTCCTGTCGTTTCTGATACGTACGTGGATAACTCCTCTATATCTTCTACTGCCATCATACCATTGGTAAACTCTTGGTATTCATCTGGTCTCTTCGAGTATTTATAGTAGCTATAAATTTGGATGGCTACGCATCCGACTGATCCTGTTATCATAAAAATCATTGTTTATCGCTTTCTGCAGTGGGAGTTGTGCAGGTGTGTTGTAAAGAACTGGTTCGTAATTTGTGACACTTGTTAAGGGACCTACGCTGAATATAATTCAACAGCTATTCTTAATTTATGTACAAAGAACTAGTGAAAATGTGTTAAGTTTTCTACCAGG